TGGCGTGGAAGAACGCCTGGAACGCTTGCAACGTGCGCACGGGGCTTAAGTCAACTGATCTAACGCCGCCCTGCACGATCATTGTCAAGCCCGGTATCTACACGGGCGGGTATTACGACATGCCATGGATTACGCTACGTAAGAGCGTGCGCGTGATCGGGGTAAGCGACGCGAACGGCGTGAAGCCGATCATTCGCGGCAAAGCAACCGCGCTTAAGAATACAAACCCGGTTCGTTATGCCAACCCTGGGTCGTTGCTATTCTGGCAGCAATCGAACGTCGATTTGACGGTCGAAAATATCGTCTTCGAGCAGTGCGGCGAGTGCATCTTGGCTGGATCGCACACAGTCAACAAGCAAGTCATCCGCCTGACGGATGTAGACATTCGCTGGTGCCGTGGACATTGCATCCTGGTCGGGTGGGAGCGTGAAGGGCTTGAGAATGATGAGGTTTACATCCACGGTGGCGAGTTCGCCTACGGCGGTGGCAACCACGTTGTTTACCTAGACCGCACGCTGTATCAAGAAGTGATCGGCGCGACGATCCACAGCCCTGGCACGCTGCACCCAATCAAGGCGGTTGGGCTGACGCTGAATTTCATCGGTAATGTAGTGAGCAACGGACGCCCTGATGGTACCGTTGAGCCGTCGCATGGGTTGTTGACCAAGTACAACCTGAACCCCTACCAAGGTACTACGCCGCTGAGCTTCATCGCGTGCCAGCGGGGCGTTGTGGCGTACAACTCGATCATCTTCCGCTTCGATCCCTCGCGCACAGGAGGGTATGTAACGGCACGGCAACCACGCAAGGCGATCGGCGGATGTGACGTCCCGCCTTACAACACGAGCACGCCTGCATTTTGGGCGGGTGTGCAGGCGGGCGGTACGAGCTACCCGAGCAACATTGGCAACCGCTACGCGCTGCCGATGTACTGGTACGCGAACCGTTTTGTGCTGCTGAGCATGCCGCCGCGTACGGGATTAGTGCCGTATCGCTACATTCAAACCTCGCCCGGCGCTGGCGTAGTCGGCAATCAATCGACTTACCCGATCACGGGCAGTCCGACTGATCCCGGATCGTGGAAGCCCTACCCCGCCCCGTTACCGCCTGGATGGGTTGAACGTGCTTACGACTTCATCACCGGCAATTGCTTCGAAAATCTTGTCACGATCGCTAAGCCTAACTTGACCGCATCGATGCAGATTGATGGCGTGATGGTGGAACCGGGCAAACGGCAATGGGTGATCGGTAAGAACGAGTGCGCGGCGCTGCCGCCTAAGCCTGCTTGGTTCCCGGATCGGTTGCCGGTGATGACTCGGGCGCAGTATATGGCGGGGAGTCAGTAACAAATTCATATTCCCCACGTAATGGGCTGTAGCGCAAGCTAGGAGTTAGCTCGCGCAACTCTTTGCGCCACGAATACAGGCCCGATCCGGGCTTACGCTCGGGGAAGTCGTCTCCGCAACCGTGCGCCCAGTTTAGCGCCGCCAGTAGCTCGTCGCGTTGCTCGCGCAGGCGGGTGATTTCGGCGTCTGAGGAACGCAAAAGCCTCGCAGCCTCGCTCAGAACTAGATCGGCGTCGCGATCCGGGTCTGCCGGGATTTGCATTGTAAAGTTCCTTCGCACCGCATCTGGCCCGTGTGCTACGCAATCCGCTAGCTGCTCTAGTCTATCTGCCAGCACGAACGCTCGTGCGTGTGTTTCGCTCATTTCGTCATCCTTTCAAAACATCACAAACTCAACTCCCTCGCCCCCCCCGCATTACCGGCGAGCATTACCACGTCACCCAAACAAACACCACGACGAGCGCGAGATACGAGCAAAGGAATAGAGCGTCAATGTCCATTGCCCGCTTTGTCAGCCAGATACTTCTTCGCCCACTCCATCGCCTCATCGTTGCTCGCGTAAAACAAGTGCGCGATCGACGGTACGAGCATCGCTCCCGCAACGCTAGGCGAGGTTGTTTTTTCGAGTAGATAGCCAGCCGGGCCGGACAGGTGGATTGCCCAGCCCGCGAGGCAGTGCGTGGTCTCACAAGTGTGCCAGGTGTGCATATCGCAATTGCCCGCAGCTACGCGCGTTGCAATTTGATCTAGCAGGCCGGGCGCATCGACCCAATTTTTCGGCGCGGAGAAGTTTTCTCCGCCTAGATTGGCACCGCTCAGATGGGCGCCGCTCAGATAGGCACCGCTCAGATAGGCATCGCGCAGATAGGCACCGCTCAGATTGGCATCGCTCAGATAGGCACCGCTCAGATCGGCGCCGCGCAGATTGGCATAGCGCAGATTGGCATAGCGCAGATTGGCATTGCGCAGATTGGCATAGCTCAGATCGGCATCGCTCAGATCGGCATCGCTCAGATTGGCATCGCGCAATGTTTGCGCGTCAACTGTACGTATTACCGCGCCGGTTATTCGGCGTTTGATTTCAATCATTTGGTTCCTTTCGCATTTGCGCCCCTCGGCGGCATTCCGCCGCGCGTTTAACGGACTGGCCGTCCGAGTCTTTGTCTCACCAGAGTTACCGCGCAGCTATTACCGCGCGGACAATCACGGCAGATCGAATGCCGCTCCCTTCTCACCAAAACTCGACCAGCGAGGCGGAATCGAACCGCCCTTTCCTTTAAACTAAATCATTTTCCATATCCGCGAACGGATCGCCGGACATATCGGCCTTAGCTGCGGGCTTCGCCGCAGGCGCGCTCTCCGCGTTGTCGCGCTTGCCACCGAGCAACACGATCCGATCGCCGCGAATTTCCCATGTGGTTTTCTGCGTGCCGTCTTTGCCTGTGTACTCGCGGCAGAGCATGCGGCCCTTGACTAGTACTGCATCGCCCTTCTTTAGGAACCGTTCCGCGACTTCGGCTTGCTTGTCGAACACGCTGACGCGATACCACGTTGTTGATTCGCCCGCCTTCGATTTCTCTGTGTACGCAACCGAGAAATTCGCTACGGGCTTGTTGTCGGCGGTGTAGCGGATTTCTGGATCGCGACCTAAGTGGCCGATGATGCAAATCTCACTAAAATTAGGCATGCTATTTACTCCCTTTCTTTGTTATGCGTTTGCGCTTTCGACAATAGATAACCTGACGTATTTTTAGACCGAGCTTGTCTAGTATTTCTTGGCCAGGATTGATCTTTTCCCCTGCCTTGAGGCGATGTAAATATCCTGGATCTATATCTAGCGCTCGCGCGGCCGCTCGCAATCCTTGATATCTGCCGGTTAACTCCAGCACTCGTTGTTGCAGTGTAATCTCGTCCATGCCCTACTTCGCTCTTTCCATCAACTCCGCAATCACCTCGTCCACTTCTCGCAAAAACGCCAAAACTGCAGGCACTAGTTGTTGTTCGATGTAATCGTCATCGCGCTTGATGCGCTCAATGTACAACTGCAACGGCTCAGGCATACGCGGGTCGTAGCTCACAAAATCCCACCAAGTACGATTGGTGACGGCCATTTCGCCTTGTACCTGCGCGCGGTGCTCGCTTGGCATGCCGTTGCGTATCGTCGCAATGTGCACATGGCTGCTAGGACACTTAATCTGTACCCCACCATTGTCGCCAATCAATCCGTCTGGCGACCCGCCCACCCGTGCCATTGTCGGGTGCTTTATGAATCCAACCTCTTGTACTATCGCTTGCGTCTTGACTTCATACGCCATGCGGGCAAACGGCTCCTGCTCCGTACCCCATTCCATCGCGCCGTTCACGTACTCGGGCTGCGAGAGGCCCGTTAAGCGCTCGCATACTATTTGTATGAGATATTTTTCGCGCGTTATTCCCTTGCCTTTTGCGAGCACGTCGCTAAAGCGGCTGGCGGTGACGTGGCCTAGACGGGCGGCTAGCCATTCGGGGGTGCCTTGTTTCATCACGCCGCCGCCTTCTTAAATTCCGCCAGTCGCGCACTAACTCGATTCTTGAGCGCGCCGAACGCCGCAGCGTCGCCTGCATCTTTGACGATCTTCGAGACCGCTTCCCACTCGGTTTTAAGCGTTGCCTCGTCTTTCGCTGCGTTGATGCGTTCGGCGAAGGATTCAACGTCAATCGTGTGCGAAGCTTTTCCCGTTGCCGCGTTGCCGTCATCATCCTCGGGCGCAACGCCGACGATTGCCGCAAGCGCGTAGCGGCGCGCGTAAGTGGCGGCGCTGCCGTAGCCTTGTGGGTCTTGCTTGGTCATCGGAATTTCAATGAGGCTATCAATCCATTGTCCGCTAGCGTGCATGAGCACCGTGCGCAGGCGCACTCCGCTTGCGCTGGGATCGAACGATTGAGTAACGCACAAGCCGTTGGACGTAAGCTGTTCGCGGCATGCATCCCAAACGCTTTCCAGGTCGGCATAGCGCGACTTAAAATGTGGGTTGGTCTTTGACTTCGCCGCGCCTTGTATTTTCGCCTGCGCCGCCGCTAGCGCCTTCGCTAGCTCGTTGATTTGTTCACTTTGCATTGTCAGTCCCCTGCGGTTTGCATTCGTAAATTGCGATCCAGTTCGACACGCCTAATTCGGCGGCGAGCAACTTCGCATCCTCAACCGTTGCCGT